TGTTGATCGAGTGTTCTTTCCGTCATTTTATCGATCCGTTTTATCACGTTGATACGTCTGGCCCACGATACGGGACATCCATGAGATGGTAGACATCGATTGGGGCACTGCGTTGCAAGTCGGGCAAGCGCAGGGCTTTATAAACGGTCCTTTGGCCTTCGTCCAGCCTTTGGATTTCTCCCTGCTCGGAGAGGCGAACACGGTCCAGATGTTCGTGGACATAGGTCGGGCCTTTGCAGTTGATCGGGTTGTTTCAACTGGCTGCACTGGCTGCGGGCTGAGGCCTGAACACTGGGATGATGATGGGTGGTTGGACTGTGGGGGAGGCTTCGATCCCGATGGTTGGAACTCTTCATTGAGTTCCGATCCGGAGCCTCTGTTCACTGAAGACACCCTCTCCGGTACCGTGTATAAAGAACCGGCCATCTCAAGGCCGAGCCCTTTTTCTAGTCAAGGGTTTAGACTAAGGCCCCGTGGGAGACTTACTAGGAGTCTCCAGGTTCTTGGCCAATGTTTCGAAGGGTGGTGGAGAGACCTCCCCGGGTATACTGCGGCTGAGATCGGGCGTAAGTGGTTGTACACTTACCTCGGGGCCGGTGTCAAATTGGGTAAATCCCACCCAATAGGACTTAGCGCAGAAGGTGAGTCTGCGTGCGCCGTGGAGGTGGTGCTTGAGCACGCCACCCCTGCCGGACAGTGCCTTTGGATCTGTCCGGAACTAGTTGCTTCCTTGAGTTGCGTGCGGGTCTTTCGGGGCCTTAGTGCAACTCTGCTCCCCTCCTTGCGTTCACGCGCTAGGTTGTGGGCGAAGGATAAGGGTATGAGCGACCTTGACCTGTCGTTCGTACTGCCTGGTTCGTGCGCCTTGGCTGTGCTGCCGGGGCGGAACGAGGTAGCGGCTGTCTCCTTGTTGGGGACTGATGCCGCCCGATGGGGTGTAGCCACTTATGGTCAGCTCGACTCTGGTCGGGTTGACCTTCGTGGTGTAAACCTGGGCTTCTGGGGGTCGCTACGGCGGGCACTGAGGTGGACCCGGCCTACCTCGGTGTTACAGCCCACTTGCACTGGGCTGAGTTGCGGTCGTTAGGAAAGCTATGGAAGGGGGCGGGGCATCTGTGTTGGGGTGTGGCCTCGTGCCATACTCAAGGACGGCTGCCGTCTGGAGACGCCTCCCGACTATGCTTACTGCGACGAACTGGGATCGCGGTTCGAGTACCGCTGCTACACACCTGAGCTTGAGGGAGTGTGGCACCCACAGGTGCACAGGTCCTGTGCACACAATGCTGTTCGGGGCTTAGAGCTCCGAACACTAGGAGTCACACCTTTGCCGACCGTTGAAGGGTTTTCTGAGTTCACCACGGCCATGCGTGAGGTTCGGGGCGTGTTGCGCTCTCGGGTGGAAACCCCTCAGAGGTACTCCTACGACCAGGTTATCTCTTCCTACAGTGTGAGTAGGTTGAGAGCGCGTTACGAGATGGCGAAAGGCTCGCTGGTGTCTGACCCGATCCGTCAGGAGGACGCATCTGTTGAGGCTTTTGTGAAGGCTGAGAAGCTGAATTGTTACAAGTTGTCGAAACCTAGGGTGATCATGGGTCGATCACCTCGCTACAACTTGCAACTTGCGACGTTTCTCAAGCCCCTCGAGCATGCGGTCTACCCCGCCTTTCGTGGGTGGGGCCGCATGTATACGCGAACCAGGTTGATTGCGAAGGGCCTGAATGGAGAGGAGAGGGCGTCACTACTGCGGCGGAAAATGTTGTCTCACCCCAATATGGTTTGTTTTGAGGTGGACTGCAAGTCGTTTGAGGCTCATCTTACTCTGTCGATGTTGAGGGAAGAGCACGGTGTCTACAGGCACCTCTTTCCTGATTCGGAACTCTCCCGTCTTCTCCGTTGGCAGGAGAAGTTTCGTGGCCGTTTCAGGAATGGGGTGAGATACCGAGCCAAAGGTGTTAGGGCGAGTGGCGACTTCAACACCGGCCTTGGGAACACACTCATCATGTGTGCCCTGGTTGTTGCAGTCGGCAGGAGCCTATCAACTCGGTTTGACTTCTTGGCTGACGGAGATAATGCAGTTGTCTTTGTCGCCCAGTCAGATCTACACCTCTGGTTGCGAGAGCTTCCTAGGCTCTTCCTTTCGATGGGGCATGAGGCTGAAATCGGCGTGGCCAGTAGTGAGGTTAGCGGTATAGTCTTCGGGCAGTCCAAACCGTTGTGCGTCAACGGTCGTTGGACTATGGTACGTAACCCTTACCGAGTTATGTCCAACGCGTTCTGCGGGCATCAGCATTATGGTGAAATGCGGGGTGGGTTGTCCGTGTTGAAGAGCGTGGCCTACTGTGAGAGTGTACTTAACCGGGGGGTGCCTGTGTTGCAGGCATTTGCCCACGCCATGCTCGTGAGACTCAGGTCTGTGCCCTTTGTTCGTCAGGGGTTTGACCTGGGGAATTACGAGTATCAACGGGTCGTTTCACTCAGCGACCGCTGGGCTCTTGCGAATGTGGAGGTGATAAGCAATGAGTCCAGACTCCTCTTCGAAAAATCCTGGGGCATCTCCGTAGAGGAACAACTGGTCATGGAGGCTAGTTTCTCTGTTGGATCCTTGCCGGAATCATGGGTTGGTGTGCCCGTGGACGAGTATTTCGACTTGTTGGATCCTTGGGAGCTCCCTCTTGACCGGTTTGCCGCGGATCATGTCGCTCGATTGGCAGACCGCGTGTGTTAACCTGTGCCACTACTAGGTTCGGGTTTCGGAGATGGGCGCTTTGACCTGGCCAGCCTACTTCATGGTTGTATTAGTGGCGTGTGGGTCCGGAATCCTTGGTATGGGTTCTGAGTGGGGTTGGTGAGGCCTCAGTACTGCGTTATCCCGTGCTCCTTGTGTGGGTGAGATTCGTTTGGACCGGCTTGTGGCTGGGATGTCCCTGCCCTTGCTGCGGCTGGTGAGCTGCAGCAGGGTGAAACCAACCGGCGTGAGCTGTGGGTCCCCGTGCTGCTTCTAGCGGTCGTACGCTGGTGTCGGTCGCTCGTCTTGATCTCACGCTGTTGGGGTGGTAAGGACCTCGGACTCGGGCGGCCCCCAGAGTCCCGCTGAATTGGGCCAACTTCATGGTTGTATCAGACCGACTTCTGCGGCCGGAAATGGCACGTTGTCCTTTCCCCATGTCCACCCCCGTTCCCCACCTCCTTGTTGGACTGGTTGCTTTCCTCCTGGGCGGACTGTCCCTGCCCGCCTTCGAATGTATTGGGATGGCTCATGGCGGGCCTTAAGCGCCAAGGGTTTAGGGCGGCCAAAAACGCCCAGCTTGGGGTGACCTGAGCGATATGGTGGGACCTACTCCACCCACCAAACGTCCCCATCCGTAAATAGCTTAGGCGGGTCTGGATGGGCGGGCCCAGCAGTGGGCGTCTCTCGAACGTGCCTTCGG